TGCTTTGATGTTGTTTGTTTTGTCAGTGATAATGTATTGCTTGATCACTGGCTGAATGACTGGCACGATACGTTTTGAAAATGTGCTGTATTTTTTACGGCACAAAATGTTTTCATCATAGGACAAAAATAAGGGCAATATACAATTTTTAACGGCTTTGTCAAATCCTTTGTAATCTTGCAAAAGGTTTTCGATTCCGTTGTAGTATTCTTTAAATTCACCAACGGTTGTGCATTTAGGTATTGACACCAATGCCCGGACACCATGCTTTGAAGCTGACAACCACGAAGCAATGATAAAAGAATAGGTATCAAAAAGATATTGCTTGAACTCAATGGCATAGTCGATGCCAAGCTTGTCAAAGTCCAAAACAAGAAGGCCAGTAAATGATTGAATGTTGTCATACTTTCTGTTGCCTTTGACGGACACGCAAGGTGTAAAATAGTATAATTTTGTTTTCAGTTCACCTTTCAGCTTCAGATCATTGTTTTCGTGTGCAATTAGAATCTGTTCAAATAGCTGTTTTGTTTCTGGCTTTGGGTTTTTGATGACCTTCAGGAATGTGTCCAGTTCAATGTTCCCAATGGGAATTGATTGCTTTATGTCGGATGGGTAGTATTGGAATGTCATTTTTTTAGTAGGTTGTAAAATTCGTTAATTGCCTTCATTGCTTCGTTTGATCCGCCCATGTCGGGATGATATTTCTTTGAAAGTTGATAATATATCTTTTTGATTGCTTCGGCATTAACATCAACAAAAGAATTTTCAAGACTTTCAAGGTGGTTTTGAATGTACTTTTTAAGGTAGTAGTCCAATTTCGTTGTGTTATTCAGCAGCCAGTTCAGATACGATGTATCGATGTCTGTGATGTTTTTATCTTTGTATTTCCCGAATGGCATTTTCATAAGTAGTTGGATTAAAAACGAAAAGCCCCAGATGTGGATCAGCACATAAGGGGACTTTAACGTAAGGTACATTGCTGTACTATGGCGTTGTTATTCTGATCAATAACACTAAAAAGAAAATTTATCTTACAAATTTAGCAAATAAATTTTAAAATGGCAAATCATCATCTGGAACTGTTGCAGCTGGTTTGATAGGATCACCGATCACATCAAGCTTCCATACTTCGATTGTGTTGAAGTATTTGATTTGTCCAGTTGGACTGGTCCACTCACGGCCACGCAAATTTGCTTCAATAGACACTTCTTGACCAACAGAAAGATTGTCAAGCATCACAACTTTGTCATTTGTGCATTGCATTGAAATCTGTTGCGGATAAGTTGGATTGTCATAGGTAGTCACTACCAGTTCACGTTTTTTGAATTTGTCGGACACTTGTTCAGTTTCGCCGATCATTTTGATTTTGCCTGTAATTTTCATTTTTGTTTTTGTTTTTAATTTATTTTTCCTAACTTACTTTTGATTTTCAAATCGTATTCATGAAGATATTCCCGACATTTCAGAACCTTGTCAATGATTGCCTGAATCACTTCTGAATCAGATTCCACGTTATAAGCCACCCAGCGTTCATCAATTGGCATATCTGAATAGATTACTTCATTTCCATAGTTGCAGTCCTCTGGAGTGTCTAAAAGGCCATAAAAAAGGATTGCCTTTGGTTTGCCGTATAAGTGCATATAGCCACGCAACTGAAGTTCATAGTCTTTGTCCAGTCCGTTGCAAGCTGCATGAAGTCCTTTACGGCCCCAAACACATTTGACATCAACAATGCAGTCATCAAGCAGAACGTCACACGTTCCAGTGAAATAGTCATCTTCAAGATGTTCATCATTCTTGTAGGCCAGTCCTTTGTCAAGGACTGAAGCCATCAAGTCAATACATTCGTTTTCGACCATTTTGCCCTTGTCGAAGTATTTTGAATGAATTTCTTCGTTGTCATTGGCATACCAATTTTCAAGATATGTTTTGCACCCAGCTGACAGATCACCTTTTGTTTTAGCGTTGGACATTATTTGTCCAATCTGTGAGCATCTGATTTTGAATTTCTTATTCATTGATTGCCTCCTTTACTTCAGTTGATAGTTTATATTTTGATTCCACTTGTTCGATTGTGAATTTTCCAGACTTGATTGCTTCTTTTACCTTGACAAAGTTGGCACTATCAAGCACCAGTTCCGGGAGCAATTTAGTAACTTTTTCCGACTTGATCCGCAAAGCATCAATAAATTCGCCAAATGCTTTGATTTTTACCACTACTAATTTGAATGATGTGCCAATCCATTTTTCAACGTAAGGTGATCCAGACAGGTTGGTGAGCATCTTGCTGTTTGTTGCGTTCATAATCATTGGCTTGTAATTTTCAACAAAGTGAACAATGGTATGTTCTTCAGTTCCTTCTTGTCCTTTGACCATTTCACGTTTGACATCTTTGACTGTCACTGTTCTTTCTTCGTTTGGTTGGAAGTCATACGATCCGAGATAAAGCGGATTCTGTAATTTTTTCCAGTGTGTTAATTGTTTTTCCATTTGTTTTTTGGGTTTTTTTGGGTTTAAATTTATATTAAAAATGTTCGGTAAGTGTAAGCTAAATCATTAATTTTTTTGTCCTTTGGGTTCTTTTCAATAAGTTGAAACAGTTCCCTTTCAATGGCTCGAATCTGAATGATTCGTTCTTCTTTGTTGTTGCCCTTTAATTTTTCAGCAAAGTATATAAAATCAGCGTATCGAATTTTCACATACTTGTATGACAATTGAAGGTATTGTGCGGCTGTTTCTGCTCGCATTCCTTTCATCCAGCAATCGTGAACCAAGGTGTTCTTGTCTGGCTTGGCTATCTTTGTCATTATTCCCAAAGAGTGATTTCGTGATTATCAAATTCAACCAGCAGGAACAAACGTGAATCATTAAAACTTCTTTTGTCGGAAGGAATTCCAAGTTCAGCACTAAGGTTAAGAATTTCATTTTTTGTGCAGTTATTAATCCATAGACGGACTTCGCATCCTTCAGGAATCATATTGTTGTCAATTAAGAATTTCATTTGTTCAAAGCGTTCTTTTGCAGTTTTCATTGTTTTAGGGTTTTTAGGGTTTAAATTTTCAGCTATATTTTTACAGTCATTACATAATGTGAACGGGACCAAGTCAATCAGTACATTGTTAAGTTCATCTGATTCAAACTGATTGTCACAATGATCACAATATTCGTAATCTGTTTCATTGTCAAAGTCTGGCGGTGTTGCAAGTTTATAGTTGTCGTAGTTCATTTTATTTTATTGTTTTAGTTAGTGCTTTGTTATTTCTATTCTTAATGTATTTCATCCAAGCCGAGTAAGAAATGAATCTGTGATCTGGCTGAACTGTGCTTCTAATTTTTATTCTTTTCATTTTGATAGTCTTTAAGTATTTTGTTTACTATTCCGCTGAAGGTCCTTCCTTCAAGGTTTGCTTGTTTTTTTAAGAATTTGATTGTTTGAATCTCAATTCTTATTCCTTTTAGTTCTGTTGCCATTGTTTAATTATTTTGCTTGTTTAATTTTGTTGTACAAATGTAGTTCATTGTTTGACACTTGCAACATTTATTTGTTATTTATATTCATTCTAAATAAGCCAAAAGCAAGAAAACCCACACCACGATTGCGGTGCAGGTCTTATTTAGAGAGATTCTAAGTTTAAAAAATAGGTTTTTCTTCTTCTTCTTCTTCGCAAAAACGCTTCCCAATTGCAGTCAATAATACGATTGCTATCTGAATAATTATCTTTGCAAATGGGTTTTTCACAACAAGCAAAGCCAATTCGTGGCCCTTTATTGCTGTTGGTAGGTGTTCACAGTAGATGTCCTTAATGCGTTCACCGTTGTGCGTTGCTTCCATGTTGATGCTGACATCTTCAAGGTTTGCAAGCTTTTCAAGTTGTTGCTGTAATTTCATATTTTTATTTTATATTTGTGCTTTCTATATTAGTATCAAAGCAAGTATCTGAATTAACAGATTCCCTAATGGGGCAACTTCACGGCAGTTGTTGTTAGCTTTTTTACTTAATCTTCACAACCATATTTCTGTTTTGCCCTTGGCGAAAAGATATGTGAACCCAGTCTGGTCCACTCGTATTTCCGTATTCCCAGATCAACTGATCAAAAACAAGATTCGCCTTGCACCAATCAAACAACTTTTTGTTTTCTTCTTTGCTTCCAGCGGTCAGGTCAATCGCTTCACCCTTGCAATGCTGACTGGTCAAACTTCCGCCAACCTTTTTATTCAGCAATGTGCATCTGAAGAATGATCCAATACGGATTGGCTTACCATACCATTTCCGCAATGGTTCAAAACAAGCATTTGCAACAATACGCATTGAAAAAAGCTGGTGTTCTGTTGGTGTGTTTTCAATTCCAAAACGGATGGCTGTTGGTGAAACTGTTGCTTCATTGTATGTTATGTGTTCCGATATGTTCACTAAGAAAAAAGGATTTGTGAATTGAACTTGTTTTGCCCGGAACAGCAGTAATTCAAACACGTTGAATTGTTATTCAGCTGTGATGTAAATTCAGGGTATAAAGCACGATTTTTCACTAAATATTCAAACATTTTCAATTCGTAAAATTCCGCTTTTTGTGCATAATGTCGATTCATAAACTGGACCATCTTTGATTCTGCAGCTGCTGAATTGTCACCAGATTGCGTTTGGATTCCTTTGTTTTTTAATTGAAAAGATAATTCAATCACAGCATCTGCAGCGGCCCGCCAAGCAATGGATGGCTGCATCAATGCAACAAGTGTTTCTTCGTCTGGATTCAATGTCTGTGCGTTATATTTTACAAGCAAATCATTGTAAAAATATGTTCCCAATGTTGGCTGTGTCCACATATCGGCAGCACCTTTTACCAATGGAAGCACCTCGGTGATGTTCACGTTTGCAGTGATTGGTGTGTTCACTTTCAAATAGTTTTCTGTAACAAAATAGATTACTGTTGCCATGTTTATTGGAGCATTAAGTTAATATCTTCTTCTTTCAATCCCAAGCCAGTTCTTAACAAAACGGAAGCTTGTTTCTTGTTTAATTTCCCTTGACCGTATTGGCGAATGATTCGCAACAGCTGTTGTTGATGGCGGCCCGTCATATTTTTGATTGCTGGGTTTGTCATCAACTGTTCTTCTTCAGGTGTTTCAGCACTCAATTCTTGTTCTTCTTGCATTGCTTTTTCTTGACCGGGAACAATTGACTTTTCAATAATTTGGAAGTCATTGATTTGTATTGAATTTTTCACGCCAGCAATATCAAGCAATTCATCGTAAATGTCAGTCAGTTCATCACGCAACGGCATAATCACATTTTTTTCAAAAATAGAATATGACATTTGTAATTCTTCAGAATTTCCCATTCCGCCAGCAACTTTAATACCCATAATTGATGGGTTAATCCCGTGAGCAAAACAAATTTTGTTCAAGATGTTTTCAATGGTCGAATCAAATAATTTGTCATTTTGATTTGTTGGAATTGATGTCACCTCTGGTGTGTTGTCAAATCCTTGACCTTGCATTATGATAATTTTGCCAGCACCTGAAGCACCAGAATTGTCAATCAATCCTTGCTTGAAGGATTCTCTTTCAGCATCTGATTCAAACATCTTTGGAACTCTAATTGATAACGAAGGCCAGATAGAATTTTGAATGTTGCTTTTTTGCAAATAGGAAATTTCGCCATCAAGAAATACATCATTCAAAACCGATATATATGAAGGCAATGGGTAAGTGTCTTGTCCGACTGTTTCAGCTTGATATACCCAAATAGATTCCAAATCCCTTCCGTTTGGTGTGTATTTATTGTATTCAATCAAACCCGTTCTTCTTGACCAGTCAAAACAATAAATGAATTTATCAACCGCTTGGTTGTTTCGAATGGTAGCTGGATTCAGTTTTGTCATTGATACGAATTTGCCATTCACATCTTTTCTGATTAGAAAACATACACGTTTGTGAATCAAGAAGTCAATTGGCAAATAACGGAATATTTTCTTCCATTTGTTTTTCTTTTCAAATGTGTACAAATCAACTTTTTCAACACCTGTTACTGGTGGGATTGTATATTCAAAACCGCCACCAATTGCTGCCCTTGAAATAAATTCAAGACACCCCGAATGCATCGGACTGGTGTAGTACATTTGATCAAGGATTTGCGGATATAAATTTTCATTTCCAAATTGAACTATTCCGCTGATAGTGTACCAACTACTAATGAATGGCTTGCCAAGATCACCCTTACCAATTCTAAAGAATGGAGTTGAAAAGGACATTTTGCCATCATTCACATTCACAACTTCTGTTGTGTTTTGTTTTTCAAAAAATGTTTTTCCGAATATTTTCATTTTATCTGTATATTTCTGTGACACCTGTGTCTTGATCTGGTTGCGTTAAATCACCAACCACCATTTTACCTTCTTCAAGCAATGAACCAAAATCATTTGGATCAAGTGAATCCGTTGTTGACTGATAAACTTTGTATTGATATTGACCGGGTTTCAAATATAGTGGAATGTCATTCCCACCGTTTGTTGAACCGCCATCATCTTCAACAATTTCAAACAAGTTGTATCTGTTGCAATAGTTTGAAAGGTCTAAGGTAGTAAAATAAATCAATGGTTGGTACTCATTTAATGTCGCTAATGGCTGAAAAGAAAAAATAAAAAACGGGTTTGGTATTGTCACGCTTTCAGTCAATGTCAAAACCACTTGGTTGGTTGTATTTCTTATGATGTAAATCATTCGTTTTATTAATTAAAAAAAGCCAAACCATTTACGGTCTGGCCTTTCAAGTTTAAACCCATTAAACTTATGAAGTAGCAACTAATAAAGAAGCAGCTAAAATCGCACTCATTGTGTAAGCGGTAAATTCATTCTGACCAACAAGCGTCACATTGTAATTTGATCCGTCTGCACGAGCAGTTCCAGAACCACCAGTGTTTGCAGTCAACTGCATATATGGGAAGTACCAGAATAAACCGTTTGCGTCACCGATCACAACGTATAAGTATCTTTGACCTTCGCCAAGAATTTTGATTGCTTTGGATTTGTCAGCATCTCTGCGGTGAAAAACCAAGTTGATTGTTGATGTTGCAAAAGAACTTCCAGCAACTAAATCAGAAGCAACTTCATCTGTGTAGTTTGAAGTATTTCTTTTGAAGTAAAAAGATAACGCTGGAGTTAATGGTGCCAATGTCATTGTTGTGATTGACCAAGTTGCTTGGTCTTCTACAATTGTTGCGATGTCATCCATATCACCAATATAAGCGGAATAAATGCCGCCAGTGTTGTTGTCGCAACTTTTTATAATACTTTCAATTTCGTTACAAGCCATTTGTTTTTGTTTTTATATTGTTTAAAAAAAAGGCGGACATTTCATCCGCCCCTTTAAAATTGTTTTAATCTCTCATCTTATGAACAAGGACCAGCAGAATAGAAAACTATTTCAGAAGGGTTTGTATAAAAGAATCCCATTTTCAAGTCAACTCGTGTTCTAAGGATTGGCTCTGCAACTGTATCTTCTAAGTTCACAGATTTCAATACTTTGGAATCGTTATCGCCATCAAAAGCGTAGATCATGTTGTCACGGTGTGTTAACACCATTGTGTTGTTTGAAGCACCTTCAGCACAAACAATTTTGATACCTAACCAAGTCGCAACAAAACCGCCTTCTATTGAAGGAATGTTTGCGTTTGAATAGTTGTATGTTGCTTGCAAGAATGCAGCGAAAACATTTGAACTAACATACCAACGTAATTGGTTTCTTTTTCCTTGCAATGCTGGTGTCAATGCTGAATAAACTAAGTTCATTTGTGCAATAACATTTGAAGCATTAACTGAAGTTGATGCGATTTGAACAACTGCTGGATCAGCACAAAGTTGAACTTCGTAACCGTTGCACTCATCTAAATAAGTACCAGTTGAACCAGCGGTGTCACCTTGCCAACGAATTGTTTCGATTTCAGCACCAATTGTTTTGGACATTTCATCCCAATAGTATGACATAAAAGCATTCACATCAAATGGAGCAGAAGCACCTTTTGCCATCCAAGCTGAAACAAATGATTGTTCAATGTCGAAGCGACAAATTTGAGCCATTGCAGATAATGGACAAACATCAATGTCAATCGCATCAAGCGTTGAATCTGTTGCTGACCAAGTACAAGTTGATGCTTGTAATAAGCTGTCAAATAATACGTTTGCAATTTTTGTTTTGTATTTTATACCAGCTAAGGTTCTGTAATTTCCAACAATATCTTCAGAGATATATGCCTTTGAATAGAACTCATTTGGGTTTGGACATAACAATGCGTTTGCATCAATTGTAATGTCGAATTTTAATTTTCTTGCCATTTTTATTTTTGTTTATTTCGTTATTAATATATTATAATTTATTTAAAGTTTTTTTAATTTTCTTTTGACAGCTTCATCACTTCGCTGAATCTATCGTGAATAGACATCTTTGTTTTTGTCAGTTCAACTTCAACTTCAGGCATCATCATTCCAGCGTGTTCCGCTTTCAAGTCTGCAATCATCTTGTAAATTTCATCAAGCTTCGGCTGAATGATTGCAAGAATTTCTTCTTCAGTTGGCATTGCAGCTGGAGCCGAAACAACTGGAACTTCAGCAACTGGAACAGCAACTGGTTCAACTGCCATTTCTTCAATTGGCATTTCTTCAGCTGGAATTTCATCCAATGGTAGTGCCATTTGTGCTTCTGTTGTATCTGCAACAACCGCTTCTTCCAAAGCTTCAGTCATTACTTTTCCATCTTTAACGATGTATTTGATGCCATCCACTTCGAACTTTGTTCCTTCAGGTAGTGACGTTGGTTTTCCTTCCATTGTATATTTATTTTTATGTTTGTTTATTTGTTCTGATAATTTTAAACCAAGGAATCCTTCAATAGAAAAACCAACTTGGCCATTGGCAACAAGTTGATTGTAATAATCTAAGTCAGTCACTTGGCTGACAATCATCAATGTTCCTTTTGGAACATCAATGTTGAATGTACTTTTTGCCTTGTCCGCTATTGGATCATTCACAATCCAAGCTTCTAAAATGTAAGCTGGAGCAACGTCACCTTCTTTGTGTTCAAGATTGAACTTACCGCTGTTGGTAAGGTTTGCCATAAACTTTGACGTCAATCTTTCAATTTCCGCTTCCGTAAATTCAGCAAAATATTCGCCATCTTCATCACAACGGTAAATTTCCATCGGAATCAAAGCTGGAGCAGCAATACGCATTTTTATATGGTCCGCAAAATATCTTTTTTCGTTTGAAGAAAAAGCCATACCTTTGACCTTTATTGCTGGTGTTGCGGTAAAAGCAATTTGAGAAATACCCAAATCTTCGCCATCACCGTAAGCTTCATCAATAGTTATTTTGTACTTTGGTAAATTCATTTATTATATATTATAACAAACCCTTTAAACTTTTTAAAAAATGATACAAATTGAAATTTCTGGAAACAAAAGAACAATGAACAATGCCATCAATGAAATCACTGTGGCTGAATTTGAACAGCTTTGTGTCATTCTCAATGGTGATGACCAAGATATTTTTGACCGTTATCTTCGTGTTTTTGCTGTGCTTGGTTTGAGTGATGAAGAAATTGACATCATCACACCCAATGAATTTATTGACCTTACAAAAACATTCACAGATGAAGATTGGGAATGCAGTGTTTTCAAACCAACCATTGAAGTTGATGGCATTATTTACACCGCTTACACTGGTCCTGAATATAAGCTTTCAGTTCGTGATCTGGCAAAGATTGAAAAATACATCAAGCAAGACAATCAAAAATATATGGGCGAAATGCTGGCTGTTATTTATAAAAATTTAGCACTGGACAGAATGGTCCACTACGATGATTCGCACATCAAAAGCAAAGCGGAACTGTTCCGGGCAAAGATAACGGCCGATGTGATTTTGCCGTATGTGAACTTGATTCTGAAAGACATTGTGACAAAACTGAAAGGGAATGATCTTAATAAATAGCTGGAACGAAATCACTGTTGATCAGTTCATTCAATTAAAAAGTGTTGAAGAAGATGACTTTCATTCTTTGTTGTCTTTCAAAATGGACCAGCTTTTTATTCTTACAAACACATCTATTGAAGATGACCTTTGGAATGATGTTGATACGGACAAACTCCAAGAACTTTTTGAAGAAATGGATTGGCTGAAGGTCCAACCTTCGTTAAATTTTTCACGAAGTGTTTTGTCTTATCACTTCAAAGAATTGAACACGATCACGCTTGGTGAATTTATTGACTTGGAATCCTTGTTCAATATCAACTATTTGCTGAAGCTTCCAGAAATCTGTGCTATCCTTTACAGGCAAAACCGACTGAATGAATGGAATCACAATGTAATTGAACCCAGAACATACAATGAAGCTGAAAGGGCCAATGAATTTATGGATGTCAAAATCACTGAAGTGTTTGGAATCATTCAGGCATATTTGACATTTAAAAAGAAATTCATTGATGGCTTTGAAAACCTATTTGAAGAACCGATCACGGAACAAGAAGAAGAAGAAGCACCAGAGCCATTGACCGCTGAAGATTTTGAAGCTGTCAGAAAAGAAAAAGCCGTAATCAAATGGAACTGGGAACGCATCATTTACCACTTCGCACAAACGCACTCACTCACATTTGACCAAGTGACCGAATTGAAACTGATATTTGTGTTCAATCAACTTTCAATGATGAAAGACCTAAAGCTTGATTAACCCCTTAAATTTGCTGGCTGTTCTTTGATGGCTTTGTTTGCATCTGAATTTGTTGCAAGCAAATTTTCATCAAGTGTGCCATCTTGAATTTTACCTTTTATTCTTGCACGCTTCCATTGATGGCGGCAGTTGTATGAACCCATATACAAGTCGACATTGTAACCCAAACGGCTTGACAGATAGTCAATTTCTTTTTGTGAATAGAATTTCCCCTGAAGCAATAAGGTAGCACAGAATGCCCTTGTTTTGTCATCAAGCGGTCCATCATAATAGTAAAAAGATTTGTTTGGATCAATTGAAGCATAGTGATTTTTGTCAATTATTTCAATGTCATCTTTGGACACTTTTTGTCCAATTTTATCACTGCAAAGAAAAGCAAGTGCTTTATCTTCTTTTTGCTTTACAAGGTATTTGCCTATTGATGCGAATGGATTCATTTTCCTTTTAGTTGTTGTTTCATTACTTTGGCAATGTCTTTTTTCATTGCCAGTTTTAGTTTCTCTGAAAATACTTTTTTTGTTAACCCCGGAATAGGAGCAGTGAAAAAGTAGTGCGGTTCAATATATATTGTTCCTTGATCTTGGTAAACTCCATATTCGGATGGCAGACCAGAACCATATTTGAAATTGCCATCACCCATTTTGAAAATAACTTGAAAACTATTTGAAGTCATTTTCAAATCGTAATTAATCGAATTTAACAAGTCACCAGTGTCAATCAAGTTGTCTTGTCGAATCCGTTTTTTAATGGCAACAACAACAGCATTGCCATACTGGTGCATATACTTTTGTGTCCAGACATAATCAGATACTTTCATCTTTGAAAAAGTTGGTCAATACTTTTCCAACAACACCGACAACGGATAAAAGCCAGACAGTGATTGCAATAGTATGATCGCTGAATGGTGATGTCATCATCAATGTTGAAAGTGTTGCAGTTGTCAACAAAATTGCATCACCGATTTTTCGCCACTTTCTTGGTGTTGGTTTGTAGTAGTTTTTCATTTTTTCTTGTTTTTATATTCAGTGATCCATTTCCAAACAGTATAGCCAATAGCCAACAGTAAAGAAAATATTTTTAAGCCACTTTCAGCATCCGTAAAAGTAATTGAAATGGCAATACAATGCAATAAAGGTACATCTAAATAATCTAAAAATCGTGTCATAAAAAAAGTTATTTTTTAAGTTGGTATATAATTTCATTCAATTCACTCGACAATCGAATGGCTTTTTCTTCAAGCGTTTCAACCTTTGTCGGGTCTTCGTAAACCATAAAGATTTCGCCTTCTGGTGTTTCTACCTTCCACGAATCACGGCCATCACCTTGTTTTTTGTATGTGTATATGTTTTCCATTTTATGATTTGTTAAAAATATTTACTGCAAAATACACCACTGTTGGATTTGTCACCCAAGCTGGTGTTAAAATTTTTATTGACCATTTGTCTGTTGTATTGATTGCAATGCTGACAGAAAAATTTGCAAAAGTATTTGAATTTACACCGCCATCCATTGTGAAAGTTCCACAAAGATAATCAGTTGCCGTTGTTGTATTTCTTAAATAAACAGTGACATTTTCGGATGAACCATTTGCAGATTGAAAGGATGCCAAATTTACATTCTGAACAGTTCCACTTTTTGTGAATTTCCATTCCCTCCCAGATGTTCCAGTTGCTGGGGCTAATGCTGGAACGAATGGCATCAAATAAGCTGTTGAATCTGCTGGACTTATTACGGCAGCCGTAAGTCCAACCCACTCACCAGCATTGTTCCATTTAGATGCTGAAGCAATTCGACTGTCCGCAAGTGTACCCGACCAACCCAAAGTGTGACTTGTTCCTGAAGAAGTGATTGTGACATTCGTGTCATCTACAAATGTTTGAACTGATCCCGTCAAACCATTCAAAGCTGTCATTCCCGTTCCAGCCATGATTCCGCTTTGTTGCGTAACTGTCAACACAACAGATGCTGTTGAAGGTGGTGGACTTCCAGCTGGTGTAAAAGATAAATAAACAGATGTATTGACAGTTGACCAAACAAATTCATAATAATCACCGCCAACAACATCAAGAAGAAAATTCCACGATGGCAAAGTGTGACCGTCAGAACTTCCATGTTTTGGTGGGACTAAAACAATACCAGCAGAACCGGGAACATCAACACCGTTCTTTCGTAGCCAAACAGTCACATCGTGTTCCGCTGATGTTGGATTCGTAAATTGTCCAGACCATTGTATGTTGTAGATTCCAGTGTTTGCAATTGTTATTCTTGAATTGCTGACAACTGTCACTTGATTTGATAAATCAGTGACACCCAAACGCATTGGATAACCTGTGTTAATTACAGCGGCTGTTTGATTTGTTATATCTTGAAATGCTCCATAATATCCCAACGGTGTTGGTGTCGCTGTATTGTTTAATGTTCCAGCACCCGTTAACGTCAATCCGCTTCCAATGGTTATTTCTTCCATCACTCCACTGCTTGCTGTAAATCTTCCAACAAGCTTGTTTGTGTTCATTGAAGTTGTTATTGTTCCGCTTGCTGTTATTGGACCGCCTGAAATCAATCCAGCTGTTGCAACAGATGTAACCGTTCCGCTTGGAATTGTTGGCTTGTTTTTGATGAAATCTAATAAAGCAATATTTGTTTGATTCCAATCTGACTGAATCTGTGCAGCTGGAATGGTCGGCTTGTTTAATATTTGAGCCAATCCACTCACAGCGTTCCAATCTGAATTGACTTGAGCAGCTGGAATAGTTGGTTTGTTTTTGATGAAATCTAAAAGAGCATTGTTGCTTTGTGTCCAATCAGATTGAATCTGTGCAGCTGGAATGCTTGGTTTGTTTAATATTTCAGCAAGTCCACTCACCGCGTTCCAGTCACTGTTGATTTGTGCGGATGGAATTGTTGGCTTGTTCAGAATTTCTTCAACACCACTGACAGCATTCCAGTCAGAATTGACTTGCGGATTTGCATCGTATAAAATCCAAACAGCCGCACCGATTGTTGAATCTGTGCAAATGTAACTTATACCATTGTCCAGTGTCCATAAACTTCCAACATAGTAACCCTTAGTTGAATCATCTGTTGCACTTGGAACAGTTGTGAAGTTGTTCAATGAATGACGTATCAAAACACCGTTCCCATCCATAACATATTGCCGACCAGCTTCCCATTTCAATTCATAACCAACAGCACAAATCTGTGCAATCCCTTTCGTTCCACCAAAGCCAGCATCAATTGTTCCTTCTCTCAATCGTGATCCGTTATCCAACAACACACCAACACCAGCATCAAACTGAATGTCATTGTCTGTTGTGTTTCCGTTGTCAGTCACTTGCTGCAAGTTCAATGTTCCACCGCCACCAACGTCAGCCATTGTTGCAAATGGATTTGTTGAATCTGGTCCGTTGGCATTGTCCATTGCATCCTTTTGGTCTTGCGTTGGAAGCAATGCTTGTATGTCAATAATCACTGGACAATCTGCAAGTGTTTCACAAGTCAGATATTGCGAATAAATAATGTCACAAACTTCAGTGATCACAACTGGTGATTCGTTGAATGGTATTTCACAAATGCCATAAGTGTCAACAACAAAAGTGATTGACATTTGCCAGCCAGCTGTGTAGTCCAACAATCCATTGTTCAATGGTGTACACGTTGGCGTGTCAGTAATTACATCAATGCCGAAGATTTCGCCATCTTTAAACCACCTATAAACATCATTCAGAATCGTGTTTGTATCTGACAAAATTGTGTTGATGTTGATACGGTCCTTTTCAATTATATCAAAGCAATAAACATCAACTGTGAATTGATTTGCATTTTCATCAAATATCGTGTTGTTTGGTGACACAAATAAAATTGGATAGTTTTCTTTTTCCGTTCCAAAATTCGGCACTTGTTCAGGGAAATCACTTGCAAATCTTTTGATTTGAAGATGTGCATTTGAAAAAGATTCAAACGCATTTAGCAATCTTATGTATGAAATGTTTATCATCTTTTATATATTACAATGAACCCATTGAATTTGAATAACTATTTGCAGTCTGTTGGTCGGTTATTTCTTGGGACACAACGTAAGCTTTCACAACCGTTGGCTGATTTGAAGTTCCACTTGATGCGTTATTGTTTGCACCGTTTTGATTCGTGTCTTTCTTAAACAAGTCAAAGCTTGGTGTTGCCGATGCTGAACTGTCTGCAACTGATGATGCTGATGGCATTGTCAAAGTTGGTGGCGAAGGCGGTGTTCCAGCATCAAAGGTTGTATTCTGAATTTTAGCAACTTGCAAAACACCAGCAGCAGTGACAGCCAAACCAGCAACAACACCCAAGATGATTCCGACTGGTCCCGGTATTGCACTGATCATTCCAGTGACAGCGGCAATTGCTCCAGTGATTGTTGAAATGATTGCCTGTGCAATCTTCATTTTTTTATCTTGCTCGAATGCTTTCTTTTTTATTTTGGTGTTGTTGTTGTATTCCTGAAGTTCAAGTTCATATTTTTGTTGCTTGTATTTGTTTTCAATTGCAACCTTTTGATCCGCGGTCAAACCTTCTTTGTTCAATTCAGCTTCACGGGCAGCATCCAAATCACTCAATTGCGTTTGCAATGCTTGTTCATTTACCTTGACAGCTTCATTTGCTTTTGATTGATTGTAGTCGCTTATTGCTGTCAACAATGTTTGTGTTGATGCTGCAAGCGAATTGATTGCTTCAATTCTTTTCTTAACACTTAATGATGTCAGTTCTTCTTGCAATGTCAAATTTAAACCATACGCTTTTGTAGCTTCAACTTGTTTAGCATTGCTTGCATCAATTCCTTTTTGTTCAATTGCACCACTTTTCATTGTGAATGTTTGAAGGCCAGCTTCTTGATCAGCGTATTTCTGTTCATTCAATGCCTTGATTTGCTTATCTCTTTGGATAGCTAACTGAACAAGTATTGCTGTTTGTCCTTTATATTTTGTAGCTTCATCAGCATATTGATTCAATATCTGCGTTCTTTTTTGCAAATACATTTCATCAATATTGGCAGCTTCCAAATCCCTTAATTTCTTTGCATTATCTTCTGCAATCTTTACTCTTTCTTCGCCAAATTTCTTGGCATCTGCATTTGCTTTTGTTTCAGCTGTTGTTTTGATAATATCAATTTCAAACTGTGCAGATCTGACAAGAACGGCAAGTGCTTGAAACGCTTCCATTTGTTTTATTGTTGCTCCATTAGGATTTGCTTTTGCTAAAACTTCAAGGGCCTTTTGTTGAAGTTGTAATGATTGAATGACAGCTTCTTGCTTCTTGATTTCCATGTCAATTGTTTCCTTCCCAGCCGCCTTTGCCATTCTGATTTCAGCATCATATTTACCCGTCACCGCAGCTTCAATTGCCTTTGCTGCTGCAATTGTCCTTTCTGCATTATCTTCAGCAGCAAAACTGGTAAGGCCTAATGAATCAGATAAGTCTTTAAAAGATTGAATTATTGCACCCACAAGTTCGCCAATGAATGAAAATGCTTTGCCAACTATTCCGCCACTACTTGCAAGCTTTTCGAAATTTTCAACTAAATATTTTATTCCTTCAATAATCAAAAAGATAGGAATGGCTTTCATTGCAGCACCTAACCCTTTCATTGCAATTCCCAACTTTCCCGGATCAGCATTCACAAATCCATCCTTCAACAAGTTCATTGAACTGGTCAACTTTTCAACACCAGAACCAGCAGCTGCACCAGCAGCATCTTTGATGTCATCAAGTTTCTCTTTGTATTTTACAGCTGCTTTCTGTGCGTCATCAAATAGCTTGTCACCAGCTTTGACGTTCTTAAGGTCCTTAAGTGATTGCTTTATTTCCTTGATGCTTTTGTCAGCATCCGCCGTATCAATCGCAACCTTTATACTTATATCGTCTGTTTCTTCAGCCATTGTTATATATTATAATTAACCAATACTATATTCATAAGTATTTGTCCAGTTTATTGTTGTAGCCATTAGTCCAGTGACAATGACAAAAATATTTGTGCCATCCGTATTGACCGCCACAACTGGTGGGTTTGCAAAGTCCTCTTTCAAGTTTATTGTTGAAGCTCCAACTTGCGTGATCACACCGCCCGTTTTCCTGAAAACTGCAAGATAAAAAGCACCAGCACCAGCACTGAAGTCATCGGCATAACCGTTGGCCGTTCCAGATAAATAAATCATTGTGTCATCATCAATGTCGAACTGCGTCAATGTTGTTGCTGTTGCGTTGGTTGTTTGAACAGTGTCAACTGACTTCGACAAACTTTTGCCATCAAGAAGGATGTTTTCAGCAACAAGATTTTCAGTGTAAATCGTATCTGAACTGTCAACTATTCTGTTGTTTCCAACAACAATAACATTCTTGATGTCACCAGCTACAATGTTTCCTGTTCCCCTTATCACAACGGAACTGTCACCATAGTTCCAATTTAATCCGCTGTAAATCAATTCAGATAAAACAGCAACTGTCAATGTTCCTGACAATGGAAGTCCGGGCCTTGGCTTAATTATGTCAATCGCAAGTTCATCATCAATGGTCATCAAAACAACCTTTGTTGGCCCGAATGAATTGGGATCGTATTGCAATGAATTTATGTTGTACCACGTATCTTTCACAAATATTTTGTCACTCAATTTCAGTATTGAAATGTCATATTCGTTCAAATAAAAATATGCCGTGAACAGTTTGCCATTGTCAACTTGACCAATGGTCCGACGCCAAAACATTGAATAAAGATTGTTGTTTGTTACCGATGTGAAATCGTGATAATACTTATCACACAATCCAAAGTTAATATCAAACAACGGTGTGTTTGGATTGTCTTGATGCGTGAGCATTGGATAGGTATCAATGCCGAAAACACCATATTCAAGTGATCCAATGTTGTAGTCAATTATATCGTAAGTCATTGCACCAGCCAATCCCGTTGGTTGTTCACCGCCATCAATCAAGATTCTTATATTGCATTTTGGAAATTTACCAGCATACATTGGTGCATAAGTTCCAAATGATGTATTGTCAATCGGTGTTGGACTGAAAATGATTTCTTTCATTTCAAGACCTTTGATGTTTTCATTTTGCAATTCATATTCAAGCTGTCCATAAACTTCTTTTGTTTCATCCAAATAATCTTTGTTCACAACATCGGTGTCTGGCTTATATGAAAGCGTAATTTTTTTTGAATTTGTATTGCTTATAAATGAAATGTCAGAACCTTTGTCTGTTGCTATTTTATTAGTCCAGTCCTTTTCAATTCCGCCATCATAATAGTCATCCCTTGTTTGATAAATTATTCTTCTGTCATTTGTTGCATCTGGAACAATAACAAGATTGTACATATTCACGATTGACTTGATGAAATCAGATTGCTTGATTTTTCTTGGTACAAAGTCATTCATTATGACTTCAGCATTATAACCATAAGCGTCAACCCTTGGAACAATAATCATCTTAATATTATACAATGTCAATGTCGGAACAACAAGAACAACTGGACCAGCTAATGGATTCACCATAAATTCAACACCTGAATCTGTTCTTTTTAACGCAATTCTTGTCACCAAATCATCATTGAACAATACATTTGTTATTGGCAAAGTTGCAGTTTGAATTGTTCCACTTGCAACAACGGTGTTACCACTTGGCAAAGTATATGGTGCAGCAACTGAAGTGTAAAAATATTCATCTAAAAATATTGTGTTTGCACTTGAAGCAAATGCTGACCTTGGCAATCCAGCGGCCGCGGCTGTATTGTTGAACATATCAAGTGAACCGCAATATCTCATATTTTGAGTTGATGCACCAATTCCCGGATTTGTTAAATAGATTGTTGATGCTGTTGGATTGTTCAATGACAATTCATAATCAATTTGGAATGTAACATCAAAAGCTGAACCGCCAGTGTAAATTGCTGAAGTATAGATTCCAGTCACTGGATCATAAGCATTGGCGAAATCTTGAACTTCATTATCAATGATAAATGATTGCCTTGGAATTTCTCTTGGATCGGAACCAGATGTGACAAAAACCAAAGTGTTGTCATTGTCAGCTGCAACAAGATTGACCAATTGGTCCGATATTTTTGGAACATCACCATTGTACGGAATCCAAAGTTTGTCCATTCTAATTTGGTCACTATCAAAATTTTTCCACTCCCATTGATAGCCAGCATTTTGATGAATGCGATTCCAATATTCGTAGACTGAAATGGCTGGTCTGCATTCTTCAAGTTGGTACTTTGCCAAGTCTGTCCAAGCCAAAACATATTTGTAGCCGCCAGTCAAAAGAACATTGTCCCGTATTGCTGAATTTGGAAATGAAGCAATAACTTCAGCCGCTTCGTATGTGTGATTCATATCTTGGAAATCTAAATCATCAAGATATTTGTTTGTAATCTTTGTAAAGAATGAAGTCACATCATCACCAACTTCAATTTCATAAATGACTTGCTGATCAGAATAAACATCGTGTGTTTGTTTCTTAATGCTCAATAATTGCATATAAGCATTATCCAAGATGATAACACCGTTGCGAAGGATTGCCACCTTTTGCTTTAGATTGTTGTTGTAAGTTCCGTCAACAATGTTGATGTCATAATAATGATTCAACAGTTGATTCGTTTCTTTGCTTCCGACAATAGAAAACTTATATGACTTCACACCTTTCTTTGCAAACGGGTCCTTGATGTCACCAACAGCAAAGTTGATAGGAAATTGAACAGCCGTATCAACATCAATAATTCCAATCGGTCCTTCTTGTCCGTATGTTTCAATGAACTGAATTTGTGTTGAATTTTCCATTTATATATTTATGTTGTCAGAATTTGCGAATCTTACATTCACTGTATATTTTATCAGTCTTTTATCAATCTGCCTTTGTTCAACGCTTGATGAATCCGTCACAATTACTGCAACATAAGTCCCATCTTCAGTTTTCAAATATGTCACTGGACTGCTAATCAATTCCTGAAAATACAATGAACTTGCGTCATCCATCCAGTTAGTTGTCAGCTGTTGCACCTTGTCAAAATTAACATTGTAAACTTGTTCACCCGTTGCTTTTGAATCGTATGTGTAAGCTGCAGAATTTGTCGCATCAACTCCAAGGCCACCAGCCAATCTTTTGAATGTCGATTTTTGATTGTTGTTTGTCACAGTGTCACGAAGCTGAAAAGCAAATGAACCAAATGAACCCATGCGATCCATGAAACTAATTTCAAAAGGTTGGATTGTGCATCTGTTATCAAT